TACAACCCGGTGGAACAATCATAATCGTAATGACCAGATGGAGCACAAAAGATTTGGTCGGCAATCTTTTGAAAAAACAAGCAGATGAACATGCAGATCAATGGGAGATGATTGAGTTCCCTGCGATAATGCCAGAGTCAGACACTCCATTATGGGGTGGGTTTTGGAAAAAAGAAGAACTTTTGAGCGTGAAAGCGTCACTTCCCATCTCCAAGTGGAACGCACAATGGATGCAAAACCCTACCGCAGAAGAAGGATCTATCGTCAAGAGAGAATGGTGGAACAGATGGCATGAAGAAGCAGTACCGCCATATAATTACATCATACAAAGTTACGATACCGCATTTTCGAAAAAGGAAACAGCAGATTACTCTGCAATCACAACATGGGCTGTTTTTGAGAACGAAGACGATGGTTCACAAAATATTATTTTATTGGATGCAAAGCGTATGCGCGTTGATTTCCCAGAGTTAAAGAAAATAGCTTGGGAAGAGTATAAATATTGGGAACCAGATTGTATTCTGATCGAAGCAAAAGCAAGTGGTACGCCTCTGACTCATGAATTGAGAAGAATGGGAATACCAGTGACAGCGTACACGCCAAGCCGAGGACAAGATAAGGTAGCGAGGATGAACAGTGTTGCACCCATATTTGAGTCTGGCATGGTTTGGGCACCTGAAGAAACATTTGCAGAGGAGGTCATTGAAGAAGCTGCTTCTTTCCCATACGGTGATTATGACGACTATGTTGACTCCATGACCATGGCATTGATGCGTTTCAGACAGGGTGGTTTTTTGAGCTTGAACAACGATTATCAAGATGAAGTCAAGCTGATGAGAAAAAACAGAACTGTATATTATTAACGAGAAATAAGGTATAAATATAATTTATTATGGTTGTTGAAAATAAACTTGGCACAGAAACCGATCCAGACATCATTGAAACTGGTGGCTCTATAGAGGTCATACCAGAAAAATCCAGACAAGAACAGTTGGATGAAGCAATGGCAGTTTTAGTGACTGACGAAGGCGTTTTGATTGATGATGAAATAACAGCGCTTGAGGAAATAGTCGAGAGTGATTTTAACGCCAACTTAGCAGAAACATTAGACAACGACACCCTCATGAGGTTATCGACTGACTTATGCGATTCTGTAAAAAATGACTTGGAATCAAGATCCGAGTGGGAAAAGACCTACATCGATGGTTTGAAGTATTTGGGTATGAAGTTTGATGAAAGTCGGTCACAGCCCTTTGAGGGTAGCTCAGGTGTAATCCATCCGATTTTGGCAGAAGCAGTAACCCAATTCCAAGCACAAAGCTACAAAGAGCTTTTACCAGCCAAAGGTCCAGTAAAAGCACAAATTATTGGCATGAGAACGGCTGAAACAGAATCACAAGCAGAGCGTGTGCAAGAGTTTATGAATTATTACATCATGAATGTAATGCAAGAATATGATCCTGAGCTAGATCAGTTGTTATTTTACTTACCCTTGGCTGGTTCTGCCTTTAAAAAAGTTTATTTTGATTTCGTCTTGGGTCGCGCAGTCAGTAAATTTATACCGCCAGAGGACTTGATTGTTCCTTATGAGGCGCCTGATTTGCACAGCGCAGAGAGAATTACACATGTAATAAATATGTCAAAGAATGAAATCAGGAAACAACAGCTTTCTGGTTTCTATGCAGATGTCGAGATTCCTGATGACGCATATTATGATACAGAGGAGATAGAAGAAGAGATTGACGATATACAAGGTGTAAAGCCGAACTACGCGGAAGACAGAAGCAGAGTCATTTATGAAATACACACCATACTCGACTTGGAAGGTTACGAAGATGTCGATGAAAACGGTGAAGTCACAGGATTGAAACTACCATACATCGTAACCATAGACGAAAAAGCCAATAAAGTATTAGCGATTAGAAGAAACTATCTGCCAGATGACCCAAGAAAAGACAAGATAGATTACTTCGTGCAATACAAATTTCTACCCGGTCTAGGATTTTACGGTTTGGGTCTGTCTCACATGATAGGCGGTCTCTCAAAAGCATCAACATCTATACTGAGACAACTTATTGATGCTGGAACTCTTGCAAACTTGCCTGCTGGTTTCAAGGCAAGGGGCATGAGAATTAGAGACGAGGCAGATCCTCTCCAACCCGGTGAGTTTAGAGACATAGATACCACTGGTGGATCTTTGAGAGAGAATTTAATCCCATTGCCAATCAAAGAGCCGAGCAATGTATTGATGCAATTATTGGGCATTTTGGTTGACTCTGGTAAAAGATTCGCAGCAATAGCTGACATGAATGTTGGTGACATGAATCAAGCTATGCCAGTAGGCACGACTGTGGCATTGTTAGAGCGTGGCACAAAAGTGATGTCAGCAATTCATAAACGATTGCATTACGCACAAAGGATGGAATTTAGGTTGCTCGCAGATGTTTTCGCAGATTATTTGCCACCAAATTATGATTATGAAACTGGTTCTGGATCGAGAGATATTAAAGTTTCAGACTTTGATGATCGTGTTGACATCATTCCAGTCAGTGATCCGAATATCTTTTCACAAAGCCAAAGAATAACAATGGCGCAAGAATTGCTGCAAATGGTTCAATCTGCTCCAGAAGTGCATGGACCTTTAGGAATATACGAAGCCTATAGACGCATGTATTCTGCATTGGGTATAGATAATGTTGAGTCATTATTACAACCACCACCAGATATGACGCCTAAACCCATAGATGCAGGTCTCGAAAACAGTGGTTTTTTAATGGGACAGCCAGCACAGGCTTTTGTTCAACAAAACCATGAGGCGCACATTGCAACACATCAAAGTTTGTTTATGACAAAGGTGGTCCAAGAAAACCCACAACTGCAAGCCATGATTATTAGTCATGTAATGCAACATTTGCAATTCTTAGCATCACAGTTGGCAGAACAGCAAATGCCACCAGAGTTGCAAGAAAGAATCGGTATGCTACAAATGCAAATGCAACAAGTCTCACCAGAAGAGGCACAGATGATTGCACAGGAGCTACAAATGTTAATCGATCAAATGAGCGCTCCGTTCATGGCAGAGCTTACAAATCAATTCTTGTCATCAATACAAATGGGTGATTCTGGCGATCCTCTGGTTGCTATAAGACAGCAGGAACTAGAACTCAGAGATAAAGAGCTCGATATGGAGCAAGAACAGTTTGCTGTCAAACAAGAACAAAAAACACAAGACAAAATGATAGACGCACAAATACAACAGCAAAGGTTGGATGTGCAAAAAGCTATTGCAGATGATAAGCTACAATTAGGGCTTGATAGGTTACAGCAACAAGCGAATTTAAAACTTTTAGAACTAGAGCAAAAATTTAGGAGAAACTAAGTGACGACATCATATAAAAAAGAAGCTGTCGATGAGCTAAAGAAGCAAAAGAAAATCGAAAGAGAACGAGAACTTGCAGAGCTTATGGAAAAAAACGCAGAAGAGGCGAAAGCCCATGCTGAAAATATGGCTAGAATAGCCAAAAAAATGGCAAAGATTGAAGCTGGTTACGATGCCAATGGCTCACCCACAGAAGAAGAGCCCAAGAAAAAAGCAGTAGCTAAAAAGAAAGCACCAGCTAAGAAAAAAGCACCAGCTAAAAAGAAAGCACCAGCTAAGAAAAAAGCCAAGAAGAAAAAATCTTAATGGATTCAATACATTTGGCTGAAAAGCTCCAAAGAGAGATTGATAAATTGTTGGAGCAAGTGCAAGAAACTTACATGAGCGGATCCCTACGCGATATGGAGCATCATAAATACTTGCAAGGTAAGCTCGAAGCATTGTATTATATGCAAGATTTTATAAAAACTTATTTTAATTCGGAAAAATGAATACAAAAGTAGAACTTGCATCCGCTTATGTCGATCCAGACGAAGTGGTACTCAAACCAGAAAATTTAGATAAAAGCGTGTTGGAAAGGATGCCTCAACCAACAGGCTGGAGAATTTTAGTTTTGCCTTATCGTGGCAGAGGCATGACTAAAGGTGGCATCGCTTTAACCCAAGAGACACTCGATAAAGAACAACTTGCAACAGTGGTTGCTTATGTTGTGAAATGTGGACCCTTGGCTTATAGCGAGGATAAATATGGTTCCCCATGGTGTGAAGAAGGTCAATGGGTATTGATCGGAAGATATGCTGGGGCAAGGTTCAAACTGGAAGATGGTGCTGAAGTTAGAATTATTAATGATGATGAAGTCATAGCGACAATCCTGAATCCAGATGATATAGTGAGTTTATAATGGAAGAACAAAACATTCAAAAGCAAGAAGAAGAGATCAACATAGAGATTGTTGATGAGCCAGAAGAGAGTCCTGTAGCAACAAAAAAAGTTGATACGGATGATGAGCTGGACAATTACACAAAAAGCGTATCTAAAAGAATCAATAAAAAAAATCAGCAAATAAGAGAAGCTGAAGCAAGAGCGCAGCAAGCCATAGAACAATTACAAAGGGTTCAATATGAGAACAGTGCGCTAAAACAACACGCTACAACTCTTCAATCTCAAAATTTAATGGCTGAAGAACAGTCTATTGAAGCCAAAGAGCAACAAGCAAACGATATTTATAAAAGAGCAGTTGAGGCTGGCGATGCTGAATTGATGTCCAAAGCTGACAGCTTGAAAAGTGAGCTTGCAATACAAAAAGAAAAGCTGAGGGTTGCGAAGAACAGACAACAACAACCACAGCAAAACTATGTGCAACAACCACAAACACAACAGGTTCAGCAAGAAACACCAAAACCAAGCACAGAAGCTCTGGATTGGCAAAGCAAAAATCAATGGTATGGTGATGGAAGTTCTGAAGATCACAATATAGAAGCAAGTCAGTTTGCTTACTACACGCATGTCAACCTCATAAACGAAGGTTTTGATGCTGACAGCGATGATTATTATGACGAATTGAATAAAAGAGTTTACAAAGTTTATCCTGAACTGGATAATTTTAGTAATGCCGAAGAAAAAGATGTTAGACCCACTGTGCAAAGAGTCGCATCTGCCTCTGTAGGAGGTCGGAAAAAAACACAAGGCAACAGGAATGGCGTTGAGTTTACACCTTCTGAAATAAAGCGTCTGCGTGGTTTAAAGCCTTACAACATGACTGAAGAGGAATGGTTGAAAAGGGTTGCCAAAGAGAAAGTAAAAACAACTACTCGTAGGGAGACAGCGTAATGACAGAAAGCGAAAACAGCGTAAGACACACTCGTGAATCCGAGACACACGATAAACAGGCTCGTAGACAACCTTGGCGTCCAGTAAGGAAGCTAGAGACTCCACCTGCTCCAGAAGGTTATGAATACCGATGGATCAGAGAGTCGTTTCTTGGACAGGAAGATACGAATAATGTAAGTTATAGACTTCGTGAAGGATGGGAGCTTGTACAAGCGACTGAACTACCCGAAGGATTTTCGTTTCCTGCAAAAGAAAAAGGCAGATTTGCTGGCGTAGTACACAACGAGGGACTTATTTTGGCGAAAATACCCAAAGAGACTGCACAGGAGAGACGAGATTATTACGAAGGTAAGAACCGTCAAGCCAATGAAGCGCTAGACAACAATATGTTTAACGAATCAGCAAAAGACAGTCGCTATGTTAAGTATGATTCAAAAAGAGAGTCTCAAGTAACTTTTGGTAAAAAATAAATCGTAATTATTACGGGAGACAAACATGGCAAATAATGATGCTGCTTTTGGTTGTAGACCTGTTCGAATGATGGGTGGCGGTGCCTATACTGGAGGACAATCCAGATATAGAATCGCAAGCGGTGCGACTACTCCAATATTCCAAGGTGATTTGGTTACACAACTCACTGCTGGTGTGATTGGTAGACATACTGCTTCTGGCACTGTACCTATTGTTGGTGTGTTTAACGGTGTTTCTTATACTGACCCAACATCGGGCGAACAAGTCTTTAAAAATTACTACCCCGGTAGTATTTCAGCCAGCGATATAATCGCCAGTGTGATTGATGATCCTGATGTTGTTTTCGAAGTACAAGCGGATGACACTTTTCCTGTCGCAGACTTGTTCGGAAATTTCGACATTGTGGACGGATCACCTGTCGGTGACACAAAATCTGGAAGATCAAACCTTGAGCTCGATGTAACGACTGGTGCTACCACCGCTACATTGCCTCTTAAAGCGATTGATATTTCTGAAGATCCTGATAATTCGGATGTTGCATCCGCCAACACCAATGTTCTATGTGTGATACAAAATCACATCATGGGGCAGAAAGGTGCTGGTTTAGCATAAGTGAGGTAAATTAGTTATGGCAATTTCAAGAGCACAACTAGCTGCTGAACTCGAACCCGGATTAAACGCGTTATTCGGAATGGAGTACGATCAGTACGACCAAGAATATACCGAGATCTTCTCAATCGAGGACTCTCAAAGAGCTTTCGAAGAAGAAGTTTTAATCGTAGGTTTTGGTTCTGCACCAACTAAATCTGAAGGTCAAGGCGTTGTTTACGACAATGCTTCAGAAAGTTACACTGCAAGATATACGCATGATACGATTGCGTTGGCTTTTGCACTAACTGAAGAAGCTGTCGAAGACAATCTCTATGATTCTTTAGGCAAACGATATACAAAAGCACTCGCACGATCTATGGCTAACACCAAAGAAGTAAAAGGTGCAAATGTCCTAAACAATGCGTTCAGCTCCAGCTTTACTGGTGGTGACGGTGTATCTCTAATTAACACTGCACACCCTCTAGCTGGCGGTGGTACTGCTGCTAACAGAGCAACCACTATGGCTGATCTTAACGAAACTTCTTTAGAAGACGCATTGATCGACATTGCAACATTTACAGATGATCGCGGACTGACCATTAGTGTGCAAGGAACGAAACTTGTGGTACCACCACAACTCGTTTTCATTGCAGACAGAATAATGAACAGCCCACAAAGAGTCGGCACAGCAGATAATGACATCAATGCTATCAAAAACACTGGAGTTCTACCCGGTGGATACACTGTGAATCATTATCTAACTGATCCTGACGCTTTCTTCATCTTAACTTCTGTTACAGATCAAGGCGAAGGACTTAAAATGTTCCAAAGAACAGGTATGGAAACTTCTATGGAGCCAGATTTTTCTACTGGCAACATTAGATACAAAGCTAGAGAAAGATATAGCTTTGGTTTCTCTAACTGGCGTGGAATTTATGGTTCTCAAGGTGCTTAATTGAAGTCGTAATACACTTTATTACTCAGTATTACAATGAAAGGGCTCTACGGAGCCCTTTTTTTATGGTAAAAATAACTTAAATTATCTTGTATAAATAGTTGTACATTTTTACACAATATGTATAATAATAATTGATGATTACTTATTTTTACTACGGAGGACATTAGTATGGACAGAATTTCAAGGTCCACACTCATACCAGTAGATAACTTGAAAGAGCTAGAAGACTACGCTAAAAAGATCACTAGGCGTAAGTCAAGAGGCAGGGTTGACTCACATTTTGAGTACGCTATCCGAGATAAAGAGGTCTTGATAGAAGAGCCTTTCACTATTTGGGGACCGCGTGACCAATGGGGCGCATATCCTCAAGCTCGCACAATCACTGTCAAGACACCTTATAAATGGTTCACGATTGATGCTGAAATACCAAAAATGAATGGTTATTCGTTTGTGGGTTCATATTATTCTGAGGTAGACAAAGAAGGCAAGGACATATATTTCTTCAAAAGTTTGCCAGATGTAGAAGTGCCAGAAAAATACTTTTACATAAAAGACAAAATTTGCGATCACTGTAATACAAAGAGAGATCGTAAAAAACTTTATTTATTTAAACATGAAGATGGCGATTTTAAAGTGATAGGTAGCACTTGTTTAAAAGATTACACTGGACATGATGACCCAGATCGTTTGGTGAAACTTGTCGATCATTTAATCAATAACACTGCATACGATCCATTCGCAAGAGGTCCTGATCCTGATTTTTGGACGGACCCTGACATACCTAGAATGTCAAGGGGCAGACCTCACTCACCGATTTATGTTGATGTAAGAGATGCTTTGGCAATAGCCTCTGCCATAATAGATGTCAAAGGTTTTGTCAGCATGGCTTCTTTAGACGAGGAACCATCAACAAGCATTTATCTAAGGTACTACTTGACTGATTACTCTTCAGTAGAATATGTTGGCACTGCTTGGGGAAGCGAAATAAAAGAAAAAAGACATATTACGGAGTTGATCGATATTACCGACAAGAATTATGAGACAGCAGACAGGTTGATTGATCTTATAAAAAAATCACCAACAAACAATTACATGATAAATGTCAAAAGGATTATCGATGCTGGTCATGTTTCTTTTGACAGGAATTTGCCTACATTGATTGGTTCATTCAAACTCATAGAAAAAGACAATAAAAGAATCCTCGAAGAAAAAGTAAAACGCGAAAAAGCAAAAGCAAAAGCAAGTTTGCCTGATGTTGAAGAAGGTCGTTACGAAATATCTGGTGTAATAGAATTAGCAACTGTAAAAAGTTACTCTATCAGCGATTGGAACAGTGTTAAGACGATAAAAGTAAAAATTATTGATGATCTAGGTAGAGAGTATTATGGCTCGATGCCTAGCAAACTTATTGATAATGCCACTGATTTCTACAAAAAAGATGACGAAGGTTTCATACATCCAGAAAGTTATTCAGATTCAGTTTGGGATTACTTCAAAGAAATCAAAGGAAAAACAGTTACCCTCAAAGGCACAGTCGAAAGAAGTAAGAAAGATAGCAAGTTCGGTTTTTACAAAAGACCACATGGCTTCACAATTTCTTAGAGACACCCTTCACTTTTGTGCTATAGTTGAATAGTCATATAGATGGTAAACCACATGGGGTGGTTTGCTGGCACTTATAATATGGAGGGCTGTTTATCATGACTACACACTTTACATCAGGAGTTACCAATGTTGGAGCTGATTCAACATTAGGTAAAGTAAAGGCTCCTGCACCACACAAGTATCACTCATACTTCAATGATTTTGATACTTACCTAGCGTCCGATTGGACAATTACAACAACAGAAGATGGCACTGGTTCTGCTACAGAAGCCTTAGCTGATGGCGATGGTGGTTTACTACTCATTACCAATGCTGCTGGCGATAACGACCATGATTTTTTCCAACTGGTCAAAGAAGGCTTCAAATACGAAACTGGGAAGCAGTTAGCGTTTAACATCAGATTCAAAACGAATGATGCTACACAATCAGACATTGTAGCTGGACTACAGTTGACTGATACAACACCTTTGGATGTGACAGACGGCATTTTCTTTTTGAAATCAGATGGCGCTGCAACAATCAGCTTCATAGTTGAAAAAGACAGCACACAGTCTACGCTGACTTTGCCTAACTCATTGGCAGACGATACTTTCATGACTCTGGGCTTCGTTTACGACCCTAAAGATCAAAAGTTCCATGTTTTCCAAAACAATGTTCTGGCTGGTACAGTTGTAAGCACAAATGCTCCAGATGATGAAGAATTGACTGTTTCATTTGGCATACAGAACGGAGCTGCTGCTGCTAAAACTTTGACAGTTGATTATGTTGGAGCCATGAAAGAGCGTACAGCAGTTACAGAGCTGTAAGGAGTAAGTTATGGCAGATGCAGTCACCTCTCAGACTATACAAGATGGTGAGAAAAGAGCGATCTTAAAGTTCACCAATGCCAGCGATGGCACTGGTGAATCTGCCGTGAAAAAGGTTGATGTATCAGCATTGGCAACCAATTCCAGAGGTCAAACCTGCACAGAAGTCAGTATAGCTAGAATATACTGGGCGACTGTAGGCATGAGCGTCAAAATGGAATTTGATGCAACCGCAAATGTTTTGCTAATGCACCTACCAGCCGATTCAACAGGCGATGAATACTATGACCGTTTTTCTGGAATACCCAATAATGCTGGGTCAGGAAAAACAGGCGACATTGATTTCACAACCGTTGGGCACAGCAGTGGCGATTCTTACAGCATTATCTTGGAACTGATAAAAAAGTACGACTAAAGTAAATGGCAACATCAGGAAGTAAAAACTTCGCGCCAGATGTAGGAGAGTTTGTAGAAGAGGCTTTTGAGCGCTGTGGTATCGAGTTAAGAACTGGATATGATCTTAAAACAGCGCGTAGAAGCCTCAATCTCATGCTCGCTGAATGGGCGAATCGTGGTCTAAATCAATGGACTATTGCACAAAAAACAGTTGCAATGGTAAAAGATACGACTGTATATAACATTGATTCTACAAATGCCACTGCACCGATTGATGTTCTTGATGCTTTTGTTCGTGAAACAGTAAACAGTGAAGTGACCGATTTACCGATGACTCGTATTAGTCGGTCACAATACTCCGCATATCCAAAAAAAAGTCAAACAGGGAAACCAAATCAGTTTTTGATAGATAAACAATTATCGCCTACGATCACGGTTTATCCTGCGCCAGATAAATCAAGCGAGTACACGGTTTACATGAATGTACTGACCAGAATGGACGATGCTGACGAAGGCGCAAATACTTTGGAAATGCCTTACAGATTTTATCCGTGCCTTGCTGCTGGATTGGCGTATTATATATCTATCAAAAGGGCGCCAGAACGCACTATGATGCTCAAACAAATGTATGATGAAGAGTTCCAAAGAGCGTTGGATCAAGATGAGGAGCGAGCTTCTTACCGAATCATGCCAGATTTGAGAAGTTACACAAATCCATAATGGCTACATACGCAAAAGGCAACAAAGCATACGGCATCTGCGATATTACTGGTTTTCGCTACAATCTCAGAGATATGAAGAAAACTTGGGATGGTTTGTTGGTCGGACCAGATCAATGGAGTCCGAAACACCCACAGTTAGAGCCAAGACCTGCTCCAGTAGACAGCGAAGCATTAAAAGATCCGCGACCTGATACGGACGATGACAACAATTTTTTTGTGGTTTACACGAATGTAGGCTTAGGTAAACTAGGTAAGCAACTTACGACATTTGAAATAGGCGTGAGCGTTGGAAGCGTGACGGTAACAGTATGAGTTTTACATATTCAACACTAAAAACAGCAGTACAGGACTACTTAGAGTGCACTGAGAGCACTTTTGTTACTCAGTTGCCCACTATCATTACTGAGTCTGAAGATCGCATATTTCAGCTTGTGCAACTCCCAGAACAAAGAAAAAATGTACAAGGAACAACCGAATCTGGTAATCGTTTTTTAGCTGTGCCGAATGATTTTCTGGCACCCATGAGTCTTGCGATCATAAACAGTAGCACATACAC